TCAGGTGATGGTGCAGGTGCCGCCCGCGCTGACCGTGCCCGAGGAAGACCCTGCGGTGCTGTGCATCTGAACGCGGACGTTGGTGATCGATGTCAGGTCGACACTGTTGGCGGTGACGGTGCACGTGCCCGAGGTGCCGCCGATGCCTGTGCCAGTGGCGATGACGTTGTTGGCTTGGTCGATCAAGCGGATCGTGTGCGTGCCACCGAGCGCGCCGGTGAAGCTGACGCTGGCCGCGATGGTGGCACCGGTCTTCGTTCCCTGAACGTTCAGGCCGTCGCTGGTCACCGAACTGCCGGGGTAGGTACCGGTGTTCGGCGTCCAGCTGGTGATCGTCGTCCAGATGCTGCCATTAGCCCACGGTTCTGTGCCGGACTTCGTCATGCCGGACGGCGTGAACGACTGGCCGCCGCCGACGAACACGAGGGGCATTACAGCGTCACCCCTTTGATGTTGGCGACGAGGTAGGTGCCGGGTGTGCTGCCGACGCTGGCAACGTGAACGGAAAGGATGTCGCCCTCCGCGAAGTCCCAGGTACCCGAGGCGGTGGCGTTCGCACCGCCCGCAGTCTGGTCGGCCGCCGCAATCGTGAGGTTCGTGCCCGAGATCTGAGAGCCGTTCTTGCGCAGTTCGACCACCAGGCTGCCGCTCGCGTCAGCGGTGTTGCCGCGGTAGATGACCCGGTTGAATCGAACCGGCCGGTCGAGCTTGTGCCCCTGCGGCAGAACGTTTCCAGCGCCGGTGGTGCGGGTGCCGGTCTGCGCGACGAAAGCGACGTCGTACACCTGCCCAGCCGCCGTAGGCGTGCGTGCATCGGACAAGCGCGCGTCGTTGCCGACACAGGCTGTCGACGATGTCGTGCCGAAAGCGGCAGCGTTGAACGCTGGTGCCGCCGCGGTGCCAGCGAGCACACCTGCCAACTGGACGATGCCCTTGCTGGTGGTGGTCGCATCCGGAGGAGATCCGGCCGGACCGACGTCGCCGCGCGGGATGGTCATGCTCAGCACCTGCGACGGCGGGGTACCGGTGATGCTGGCCGATGCAGCCGATCCCGGAGCGCCGGTGGTAACCGTGCCGATACTCAAGGAGTTCGCGGGGCCAGTGTCGCCGATCGGTCCTTCGTCGCCCTGGGGGCCGCGGATGACGACACCCTGTCCGTTCGGCATCCAGCCGTCGCCAGTGCGGTACACGTACAGCAGGCGATCCGCTACGACCACGTACTGCGCGCCGTCACCCTCTGGCGGAGTGGCGGGCAGATCTCCATAGGTCGCAACCTGCCGGTCGATTTGTAGGCCCTCACCACGTTCGCCTCGGACGACCGCGTTGCCAGGCGATGCCGGAACCGGCGACACCAGAGTGAGATCCACCAAGCCGACCGAGCCGGTATCGGGATCCTCGGGGTCCGGTCCTTCGATGTACTCCGGCACGGTGAAGCTGAACGCGTCCAGCGGCACCCGTTCGCCTTCGTAGTACAGCTCGAACGAAACCCGCCACGTCCATTCGGACGGGTTGGTGTCTGCGTTCGCGGCGACGAGACGCACTCCGCGGCTACCACGCCAGGTGATGTAGCCGAACTCGTCGAGGCTGCATTCGTAGTGCTTGCTCAGCTGGACATAGGTCGCTGGATCGGGAACACCGTTGGCCACCAAGACTTTCGGTGCCTCGGCGGCAAAGGTCAGTGTGCCGGTCAGCGGCGGGAATTCCGGTGTCGTACCGATATCGGGACCGTCAGCAACGTTCGCTAGGAACCGACCGACGACCTTGCCGTACTTGAGGGGTGGCAGATCAGCCATATCAGATTTCGTCCTCCAACTCAGGCGGGATGGTGACAGGGTTGGCCGGCGGTTCCTGACCGGCGTTGCGCATGACCATCCACAACTGGTCGATGTAGACGAGCAAGCCCCGGATCACCGTCATGGCGCTACGGAACCGACCGCGCTCTGCTTCCATCTGGGATTCGAGTTCGGCGACACGGTTTTTCAATTCGGACACTTGCTTCTGCTGCCACATGGTGAGAGCGCCGATCACTGCCACGATCGCCCCGCCGATGGCCTGAATCACTTCGGGACTCATTACGCCGCCTTCGGTTCGGTGGGCAGCTTCTCGGCGAGGATCTTCACCGCGTCGGCGAGAGTGTCGAGCTTGCGGTGCGCGTCCGCGAGGGAGTCGACAACCGTCTTGTCGCCGAGCTGCTTCCAACCCTTGAACGGGACGGGGCCGCCGAGCTGTTCGCGGATCTCGTTGACGTACTTGTCCAGGTGGTAAACGGCGGTTTCGAGCTTGACCGTCTGGCCCTTGTAGTTGGTGAAAGTCTCTTGCAGCGCGGGCATTTCCGAGCCTCCGTTGTCGATGATTTCTTGTACGTCGCGGCGGAAGGCGTCCATGTCGATGCCGAAAGGGTCGATTTTGCCTTCGCTGCTGTATTCCTTGTGGCCTACGCAGTCGTCGGAGGTGCGGCCGATGTGGCGCAGGATCGCGGCGCAGCCACGTTTGTAGGCGTCGAGCTGGACGGCAGGCCACTCTTGGCCGCGCCCGTTGTTGACCGCCTCGATGCCGATGGTGTGGAAGTTCGCGTTGTTGGTCGGCCAACCGGACCACGCGCCGCGACCGGCATGCCAGCAGACACCCGCTGCGATCACGCGATATGTGCCGTCCCGCTCCAGAACCAATTGGGCCAGTGGGCCAGGCAGGTCGGAGCGCCCGTTCTGTACGATGCTCCAGTCATTGGCACCTCCACCTGCGGTGTGATGGCAAATGACTCCGCGAATGTCGGCGAAGTCGCCGTGCCCACGACCAAGCCAGCCATCGTGCTCGACGACCTTCAAGCCTGCGGCTCTGAGAACATCCGCCAACCAGACGGGGTCACCCCTCCACGCCATCGCGTGCCTCCTTGATCTTGGTGCGGATCTTCTCGACGAGACCCGCGTACGCTTCGGATTTCGTCGGCGCCTGGAAAGCCAGCCCGCGCGGATGCGCCGCAGCCCAAGTACCGTCTTCGAGCTGGCGAACATCGATGTCGTCGATGTCGTAGAACTCTTCGGGGTCCGGCATCGGCCATTCCCCGTTCTCGTCGGGGGTGACGTGCAGGCCGGTGTCATACGGGCCGGGCGGCCCGCCGGGAGTAGGTACCCAGCGGATCTGTTCGAGTTCGGGATGATGCCGCCAGCCACGCTGAAACAGGTAGTCAGCCAGACGAGGCGCGCCCTTGATACTGGTCACAGTCGGGTCGGCCAACTTCCTGCCCGCAGGATTGCGCCACTCCGGTAGGTGAACAACAGTCAATTCCTCAGCGAGGTATCGGATTTGGGGATCGGCTTCGGCAACCTCACCGAGTTCCGGCAGGCGCCCATGAAGCGCCTGCTGCATGAACGCAATGAACTTGTCGGTGACGCCGATCCCATTGATGTCGCGATATCGCGGGGCTTCGCTGGTCACTGCGTCGGCGGCGGGAAAACTGACGGACTCGACGATCTCGGGTTCTTCACTCATCAGGGCTGCACTTTCAAGGGTTGGGCCATCACAACCAGCTGCGCACCCTGATTCACGATCGTGTAGGCGCGCACACCAGAGACGCGTCGTGCGACGACGTAAAGAGTGGCGGTCTGGTTCGGGGCGACGGTGGCGTGCGTGCTGTCGGGAGTGATGGGCACCTCCCAACGCGGGCACATCAGCACCTCGCCGTTGTTGGTGGTCGAGATCGCTTGCCCGTAGCCGATTAGTGGTCCGGTTGCCGAGCCGAGGCGGACTTCAAGGATGACGCGCGTGTCGTCGTGCGCTGCGACGTGCACGCGCACGGTGAGATGCCCGGAGATAACGATCGGCCGCCACGCGACCGGTTGCGCCGGGATCGTCATTGTCGCAACGGTTTTCATCTCCGCGTTGATGTTCGACGCTGCGGAGAACTGGCCGGACGCGACGGCCCAAGGTCCTGCGAGCTTTGGGTTCGGCACGCCCTTCCATCGCGAGGCCGCGGCATCCCAAGCGAGCACGGATCCGTCTCGCGCCTCGGTGAGGTCGGCGACGTCGGCGGCTGCGGCGATCGCGCCAGCGGATCCGGGGTCACCGGGGTCGCCGGTCTGACCGCGCGGCAGGGTGATCGACAGAGTCTGATTCGGTGCGGTGCCGGTGATCGACGCGGCGGCAGAGGATCCGGTTGCCCCAGCGGTGGCGCTGCCGGTGAGCACGGTCGGCGGGCCTTGCGGACCCGGCGCCTGGAAGGCGTTCGCGAAGCGGATCCAGTCGACGCCGGTCCAGAAGTAGACGGCATTCTCGGCGACGACGCGCCACGCCTTGCGGGCGTCGGCTTGGCCGAGGCCGAGTGCGGTCAGCGCGGCGAAGTTGGTGATGTCGCCTTGCCAGATCCACGGCCACGCGGGCTCACCTTGGGGGCCGGGTGCGCCAGGTGGGCCTTGCCGGATCTCGATCAGCGCCTCACGGTCGGCGAGTTCGAAGGGGTTGACCGTGAAGGGCAGGCCAACGGAATCCTCGACGCCGCGCATGGTGATCTGAATGTCGGCGTCGTACACAGTGGGCACTACGGGGCTCCTGTCACGGGAACCGCCCAGACCGCGACATGTGCGCGCAGGCGGGAATAGCTGAAGGTGTCAGACCCTGCGTTGCGGCGCATCACCAGATGAATCGCGGCAGGCGCGCCGGCGGCGATCACGCCGGTCGACGAGGCGGGGGTGACCGCGCTGGTGGCGAAGGTGGGAAGTAGCTGGTTGAACCACCACACCACCTCCGACAGACCCGAGCCGACCGAGACAACTTGGCCCGCCGCAGAGCCGATGCACGCTTCGAGATCGACGCGTGTACCTGAGCCGCCGGAACGCACTTGCGCACCGCCGAGCACCATCGGCCGCCACGCCACATCCTGGGCGGGCACATTGACGATCGCGACCGTCAATGGACTGGTGTTGGTGTTGGACGCGTCGGCGGCGAACCCTACGCCGCCGTCCCATGCTGTGGCCTCGCTGATCGTCCAGGGACCGCGCCACCCAGGCGATGGTGTGGGCGTCCATTTGCTCGTCGCGGCGGACCACATCGGCACCGCACCGTCGACGGGCGCGCTGGTGTTGTCGTAGTCGCTCGCACCGGTGATCGGGCCGGGCCCGCCGGGGTCGCCCTTGAGACCCTTCACGCCGCGCGGAACGGTGATGTTCACCGTCTGGGCGGGCGGGGCACCGGTGACGGTGACTTCTACGTCGCCGCCGACGGCACCGGTGGTGACGGTGCCGATGCTGAGGGTATTCGCCTCGCCGATCGGGCCGTGCGCGCCGAACGCGTCGGTGGACGCATCGAACGACGAACCGTTCCAGATCATCAGCGCGTTCGTGCTCAGCACGCGCCACGCCTTGCCTGCCTGCGCAGGCCCGAGCCGGGTCGCCAGCGCTGCGAGCGCGGTGGGGTCGGCGATGTCGCCCTCCCATCGGAATGGCGCGGCGGCGGGGCCTTGCTCGCCAGCGGGTCCGGCCACGCCGACCGGTAGTTCGAGGGAGCCATCGGCCGGGGTGCCTTGCATGGCCTGCACGACACCGGGTGTGCCGATGCCCTCGTTGATGCCGCGTATGCGGGTGGCTGCGAAATACTCCCCTACTGTGGACAACTCGACCTCCTCATGCGACGGGTTGTGCCCACACGGTGAGCCAGGCATTGGCGCGCTGATATCCGATTGAGCCGCCGGTCGACTGGCCGACCCGCTCGACGGTCACGACGATGGCGGTTTCGGTGTAGGCGGGCACCGTGGCCACCGTGCTCGTTGGTGAGATCGGTTTCGTGGTGCTGTCGCCGAATGCGGGCGTGATGCTGGTCGCGAAATAGGCGCCGTCTCCGCGGATGCCCCCGCCGGAGGCGACCATCGCGCCCGTTTCCGACCCGATGCGCACCCGGAGTTCGCCATCGTTCTGAAAGCCCGATTGGCAGAAGATCGCCATGCGCCCCCAGCACATCGGCCGCCACGCGAACGGCAGCGCCGGGATGACGAAAGTGCCCGCGACCAGCTGCTCGACGGTTTGCTGGGCGTCGGCGTTGAAGTCGTTGCCGTACCAGGCCCACAACCCGAAACCATTCGGCGGTGGCTGCACCTTCCACTTCCGCGACCCAGCACCCAATGCGAAGGTACTTCGCTGCGTCGGCCCTACGGACTGGTCGAAATCGGTTGCCGTACTGATCGCCCCGCTTGCACCGGCTGGTCCTTTCGGGCCTTGCAATCCGGCCGGGGCGGTGACCGCAAGCGTCAACTCAGGGCCAGTGCCGGTGACGCGGACTGCGGGCACGGTGTACGCCGGGTCATGGGTGGTGTTCGTGGTGATCACGGCCGCAGGGGCGACCGGACCTTGCGCGCCGACCGCGCCGGGCGAATGCTGCCACCCGGCACCGGTCCACACGTCCATGCCGTTGGTGTCGAGACGATGCCACCACTTCCCACGATCCTCAACGCCGAGGGCGTTCGGCCGTGCAGCGGCATCGGGGATCTCGCCCATTTTGCGGAAGGTGGTGCGCGGCCCGCCGCGCGGTCCGGGTGGCCCAGCCGGACCGGCAGGCAGCGGCAGTGCGGCGGACTCGTTCGCCGGGGCGATGTCGGCGGTCAGCATTGGCAGGCCGTCAAGATCGGGGGTCTCGGTGACGGTGATATGGGCGGGGAATGAGATGTCCACGCCGTCTCCTAACCGATCGCGTCAGGGGTGTAGCTCAGCGTGGCCCCGTCCCAGATGTACAGGTCGCGTCCCGTTGACCACGCCTTGCCGCGGTCGGCAGCTGACAGGGTCGCAACGAGGTGCGTCGGGTGGCTGGATGTTTGGCCTTGGTGCAGGATGTCCACTGCGCCTCCTAGAAGATGATGAGATCGAGGTCGGCGCCGACGTCGGTCGCGAGAACGCGGATGGCCTGCGCGAATTGGGCCATGCGGTCCCAGCCTTTGACGACCGAGTCCTCTTCGTCGGCGCCGTCGCCGATGGTCAGTTCCCAGCGGGCGCCGCGCTCGCGGTCGTCGGTGAAGGTCATGTCGGTGACGTAGTCGGTGAACAGTTGGTCGCCGACCTGGAATCCGATCTGATCGCCGAGGGTGAAGTCTTTTCCGATCAGGTACGGCGCGCCGTCGCCGATGGTGACGCGCTTGCTGGTGTAGCCGCGGGTCTGATGCAGGCCACGCAAGCCGCTCATCACGCCGTCCAATGTGAATGCCTTCGACGAGGCCGTGACGACATGCTCCCGAAACGCGAAAGGCCCTGCGCGGCGGGTGCGTTCGCGGTCTTCGTAGTTCATCCACGCCAGGAAGACGTCATCCAACTGGCCCTGGTAGAGGGCATCCAATCCGGGGATGCCGATCAACATGCCCAACCAAGCGAGCAGGTTCTTCATGACCAACTCGATGCCCGCGTTCACCCAGCCAGGCGAACGCCCGCCCACGATGACACTTGTGGCCATCGGCTTGTGTAGGGCGATCTCGGACGGCCCGATACCGGAGTATTCGCCTTCGAGATACCAGACATGCGGCAATGCCCGGAAAGTTCCGAGCGGACCCGAATTGCCGTAGACCGCTTCGTATTCCGACTGCGAGTCAAACTTGGGATATCGGACCACTGTGGTGTCGTCGATAAATTCTTCGACCTGGGCGATCAGGCCGTCGAATAGTGTGCCGGTAGGACCGACAACGCCATCCTTGTTCTCCGTCCAGATCACGACAGTCGGGCGGTCGAGCACATACCAATTGGGTGCAGGCTGCTCGTCGCCGTCTTCGGGCAGGAAAAACTTGGCGTTGAGCATGACGCCAGTGCCGTCCATTAGCGGCACAAGGGTTTGATCGGCCATGTCGAATCGTGCTGTCGCCGCGCACCATGGGCTTGAATCGCGCCAAACATCTATGGGCACAATCGCGATCGGCCACAGTGCGGATCCGACCTGCGCCCAGTCCGGCGCGTCGAGCCAGCGATCGGGCACGTCCCAGAAATGGGCCTGGAGACGCATCAAGTTGGTGACGAGATACAGCAGGCACACGGTTTCGACTGGCCCGAACTTCACGTCATGGCGCGGGAACTGCGCGAGGATCGGCGCGAACGGGCTAGCCCACAGCGCGGTCGTAGCGATGTGATGCCAGCAGTGGATGGCCTCGATATCGACGGTCTCGACGCCGTCCTCGTCACGGATAACGCTGGCTTTGGTGATGTAGCCGTCCCATCGGAACGCCGCGGTGTCCACGGTGATCGGGATGGTCGCGTCCTCGCCGTCAGGATTCCTGAAGATGTGGTCGAAATGGATCATGTCGACCCGTGGGATCGACATCTTCAACCCACCCGCCTTGTTCTTCGGGTGATTGAATTGCAGGGCGATGTATGCGGCTTCTTCGCCGATCTCCTGCAAATACTTGTCGTAGTAGCGGACGCGCGCGGTTTGATCGGACCGGTATTCCTGATCTTCGCGCTCTAAATTGTCAAGCCGCCGTGCGGCGGCGTCGTGATCCCACATTTAGAACGGCCTCGATGACCGCGGCGAAACATCGACGCGAATAGTAGATTCCAAATTCCCGCCCTCGGACACACGCACAGTGATGTCGGTCGTCGACCACGGCGGCAGAGGCTCAAACCAACGCCTACCCGCCAGCGCGCCCCAGACGTTGCGCCCGGCAGGATTACCGGCCGAGTACACGCGAGCGGTGCGGTGCCTCGGGTGCGTGTCGATACGCAGTTCCTCGCCCGGCAGGATGACCGGGGTCTCCACGATCCGAAGCGAGTCGCCGAAATTCGGATCCTGAATGTGCCAACGCCCCGGCCCGTTCATGGTGTAGCGCGGCCACGCCGGTTGATCGGCGGCATTACGTCCACGCAGAACGCCTTCGTTGAGCCCATCGGCGTTCACCCAGACATCGACTTCGGGCAGATGAGATCCCAAAGGATCCATCGCCGTCGCCGACATCTGGTATTCGACCGCACCGTTCAACGCCGGATCGGCATCGCCCAGCGGCTCCGGAGCTGTATCGAGCTGGAACTTTTGGAAGCGCCAACCCTGATGGCGGGTGTACCAACCAACCGTGCACGGCTGGTCGGTACTCCACCCTCGATGCCAGGCGTCATGAACCGCGTAGAAGCTGCGCGCTGTATCGGCGCCGCGGATCAAGACGACGAAGTCCCATTCCTTGCGGCTGCGCACCGACCGAAGGAAGGTCGCGCCGTCTTGGCGTGCCCCCTCGGATACGAGCAGTGAGACAGGGGCGAAGGCATACCCGGACTGGCGACTCAGGGTGACGCCTTCGCGGCCGGCGCCAGCACCGTGAAGGTGCCACACGCGCCCGTTGCGGTCCCAGACAACGACTTTCGTGGCCTCGCTGAGCAGCAGCGGATTCATCGGCCGAAGCCTCCTGACCGCTGCGTCGCCAGCGTGCGCCGTCGCTGCACCCGTTCGACTGCGCGGGCCGCGCTCATCGGATCGGTGCCGCTGATGTTGAAGGTCGTATTGCCGCCGCCCCCGCCGCCGAGGGCGCCCATGCCGAGCACGCCGGCACCGGTTTCCAACATTTCCTGCCAGTTGTTCTGGAAGAATCCGACGACGTCTTCCATCCCGGATTGCGCCAGCCCCGCGGCTTGCGTGCCGAGATTGGCCAGCGCCTGTTCCGGGCTCGCCGCCATGTACCAGGGGGCTGGACCATCAAAGAGTTCCGCCGCTCCGGGAATCGGCAGGGCTGCCAACGGATGTGTGCCTTGATCGGCTGGAGCAGGCGCGGCCGTGCTGGGATTCGCGCCGTAGGTGGTCGATGACAACGTGTTCGAGTCCGCCGTGACGGCTGGCGTGGTGCTCGAAGTGCTGGTGGTGGTAGTTGCCGCGGGGCCAGCGGAAGCGAAGCCAGTAGGCCAGTTCGTCACGAAGACACGGGTGGCATCGGTGGCCACTGTGTTTGCGCCGGATGTTGAGCCGCCGCCTCCGGTGCCTCCACCGCCGGATCCGCCGCTACCGCCTAGTCCGCCGAGCTTGCTGGACCGGCCACCCTTCACGGCACTGTCGCCGGTAGCGGGGCCGCCGAGATCACCGCCGAGCAGCAGTTCCTTCGGGATGTGCATGTGCTTGTCGAACATCGGGTCGGTGACATCTGTCGCCGCCGGACCGATCACCACACCGTCACCGGATCGGCTTTCGACGCCGGTTCCGTCGCCGAGGCGCATCGCGGTATGTCCGTTCGCGCCGCCGCCGCGGTCGTACCAAGCGACCGCGATGTCACCGGGTCCGCCGAGCCCTGGCAGCGCGCCAAGATTGGACAGCCACTGCCCTTCGTTGACCGTGGACATGCGACCCGAGAACGGATCCTTGCCGAGCGCGTCGTTGACGACCGCGGCGACCATGCCGGAACAGTCGATCGACGAGCGTGAGAACCCGCCCATCAAATACTTCGCAGAATCCATGGACTCCGCGAACCGTTTACCTGGAACCTGACCGCCTTCAGCGAAGCCTGGAACCATGCTGTGCAGGAACTCAGCGGAGGGAACCCAGCCGCTGTTGATCGCTTGCAGCAGAGGCAGATTCGCCGCAGTCGCCCGCGCATTCACAACGAACTCGCCATTCGATGCGGCGATCAGGATCGAGTCGCTAGTCCCGGTGCCAGGTCCGCGCAGCAGACCGCCGGTAGCCATGTGCTGGTCAGCCCACTGGACCAGGGAATCGCCCAGTCCTACGGCGCCCTTGCCGCCAACGCCAGGAACCCAATCGGGAATCTTCACGCGCTGGAGCAGTTCGCCGACCTTCTTGACCCCGATGGCGATTCCTCGGACGATCCCATCCCAGACCGTCGACGCGGTGTCGCCGAGTCCGGAGAAGAAATCGCCGATGCTTTCGAGGGCGCTGCCGATGAAGTCCTTGGCCGTACGAACGACCTCGACGCCGTTCTCCATGGCGGTGCTCCAGGCGTCCGTCATCCCCCGAATTCCGGGGATGACCAGCTTCTGGATGACGTTGGTGATGAGCCAGGTGAAGACCTCGGTGATCTTGAGGATCACGGGAGCCAGTTCGACGAGAAGATCAATCAGCGGGGGCAGCAACTCCGCAGCCATCCGAGCCAGCTCGGGCATCAGCGGGGCGATCGCCAACATCAGCTCGCCCCACGCGTTGATCAAGGGGGGCAGAATCGGCGCGATCGCAGTGATGGCGTCGGCTAGTGCCTGACCGATGACCATCGCGGTCTCAGCAAGGATCGGCTGCAACTCCTCGAAGATCGGCAGCATCAGATCAGCAACCTGCTGGATGACCGGAGTCAACGCCTGGAAGATCACCGTCAGTGCCGGCGCGAGCGCCTGCACCAAGCCAGCAACGATCTGCGCCAACGCGGGCAGCAACGGCGCGACCGCGGTCACCAGCGCCGCGAAAGCCTGACCCAGCGGACCAATGGCTGGCACCAGCGCTGTAACTGCCTGTGACAAGGCAATTCCCACGACCTGAGCGATTTCACTCATCGGTCCGAGGAGCGGTGTCAGCGCCGTCATGAGACTCTGGAGAAGGTCACCGATCACGGGCAGGACCGGTTCGAGACCGGTCAGCAACGCGTTGATGAAGTTCGTCAGGTCTGGCATCAGCGCCGTCAACGTCTCGGCGAAGGTCGCGCCGATCGCACCCAGCGCCGGGGCCAGCGCCTGAATCGACTGCCCCAGCTGAGCAAACAGTGGGCCAATCGTTGGACCGACGAGGTTGCCGATTTGAATGAGGCCATCGATCAACGGATTCAGGCCCTCGCCCAAACCCTGAAGGATGTCACCGAACGTGCCGAGCAACTGGGTCAGCGATCCATTTGCAAACGCATCGGTGAAGCTCTGCCCGATCTGACCGAGCAGGCCAGCAAACTGTGCGCCAACCTGATTGGCGACAGGCTCGAACGCCTGCCCCAGACTCAGGAATCCTTGGGTCGCCTGCTGAAGCCCCGGACCCATCCCGTCAATGAACGAGGCGGTGCCAGCGAAGATCGCCCGAACACCCTCAAGGTTCTCCGGCGCGGCCCAGAAAGCAGCGAACTGCTTGGTCAGCCCGTTCATCGATCCGGCGACGTCGGTCATGCCAGCACCGAGCACGGGCAGCGCTGCTTCCGCGAGATCACGGATCCCGTCAGCGGCACCGTCGAACAAAGCGTTCTGGGTGGGATCGCCAACGAAGTTGTCCCACGCGGGTTTCAGTTCGCGTGCCGCCAATACGAATGCCTGGGCATTGGGTGCAAGTTTCGCGAGCGCCTGCGCGGCCTTGTCCTGCGCCGACGACCCTTGAGTCATCGCGTCCGACACGGCTTGCTGGGCTTTGGCGACCTGCTCGTGCGCTGACGTCAACTGCCTCTCGGCATCGACCACCCGCTGATTCGCCTGGGCCGCACGGTCTTTGGCTTGCACCACCTGGTCGGAGCCCTCGACGCCCTTGGCCTGGGCCTCGTTGGCCTCTTCCTGGATGTCGCGGTTGCGTTCCTGCGCCTCTGCCAAACGAAGTTGGGCGCGCTCTACACGCAGCGCCGCCTTCTCCCGGTCCTCGGGCTTGGCCTTTGCGAACTCGCGTTCTGCGTCGCGCAGCGCGACGGCGGCTTCTTTCTCGCTGAGGGCTGCGTCTGCGAGCTTGAGGTTGTAGTCCTCCAACTCGTCGGCGGCATCCTTGTACGCCTGCGCAATATCGGCAGCAGCGTCACGAGAGTCCTTCTGCGCATCGGCGAGGTTGCGCTGCGCGGACTCGACACTTTCCAGCGCCGTAGCCACCTGCTCCTGCGCTGCGGCGACAGCCTTCGCCTGCGCCTGACCATCCGTACCCGCCGAATCCGCAGCTGAGGACAGCGCCTTGAACGCATCGCCGACCCCTGCCAGCCCGACCGCAGCAGTCGCGCCAGCCGCCGCAGCAGCAGGACCCAAGGCGGCGATACCGACACCGAGCGCGCTGATCGCACCTAGAGCCGCACCAGCCGCACCGCCGATTGCCGCGATCCCTGCCGTGGCAGCGGACGCGCCCAGTGCAGTCTTGCTCAGGCCAGCCGCGCCAAGAGAGTTAAGGCGTTCCACTGCGCCGCGGTTGACATCTACGTCGACATCAGCGTTCCAAGGCCCGCGCAGCCGTTCGAGTTCTTGACGAAGCGCTGCGGCCCGCGCCATAGCTGCGGCGGTGTCGAGGTCAATGGGGATCGGAAGCGAGAAGTCGAACAGGCGTCGAATCTCGCGTAGACCCCGAATGACTTCGCCCGGAAACCGAGAAAAGTCCGGCGTCATCCGGACTTTCAGCTCGAAGTCGAAATGCCGCATGACTTCGCGCATTCGACTCTGCACGCTTGCCGGGAAGCCAGCAGTGTCGAGAACCGGGGTCACCTTGATTGTGACCCTGCGGTCCTCCAAACGCTGGTTGAGATCGGCGACGAACCGGTTGCGCTCGGCGGGGGTGCTGCGCAGCTCGACGTCAGCGTGAGCCTCCACATGAATTGGATTGGCACGCGCATACCTTTGCGCGGCAATCATTTCGTTGCGAATGCTGCGCGCAAGTTTGTCGGTGTCACCGACGATCGAAAGGTAGGCAACGCCAACCTCGATCTTTGCGGCGCTTTCCTCCGCTTCAGGAGATGTCACGACTTCACCTCCCAGCCAAGGAATTTGTCCATATCGGCGATAGACATATGTGTGTCGCCGATGCGTTCAGGTTCGATGCCTGGCCGTGGAATTGGCTGAGGCACATTGCGACCGCGACGGCCGTCTTCGGTTTTCGCCCACCGGAGCCAGCGCAGCGAGTCAGCGATATTGGCAAGCAGATGTTCATTCAGTTGCCATCGCCAGGTGTCCGGACTCAATTGGCGAACCAATGCAGAGTCCGGTTTCAGATTTGCGATGATCGAACTCAGGTCACGCCAGCTCAGAACCTTGGAACCGAGCTGGCGCAGCCGCAACCCGCGATCGATCAGGTCGGATTCGATCGCCTGGGTGTACTCCTCGATGAGGGAGTCCAGGCGCTTTATTCCCCCAGCGAAACCCCAGAGTGCTCGCGCCAACCGTCGAGCAGCGCCGCGTACTCGTCGGGGTCCATGTCGTCGAGGACGGCCAACGCATCTTTTTCGAGAACCAATTCGAGCAGCGTGTACATCGCATCGATGTCGCTGAGTCGCCGGATCTTCCGAATGAGTCCGGGCTTGAGATACGACAGGGACGGCAACCGAACTTCGGTATCGCCGACCTTCTTGACGTAATCGTCCTTGACCGTGTTCGATTTCTTGGCAGTCATATGCGCAGACCTCTTTCAGGTGGTTGGAATATTCGTTGATTCGCAGGTGAGTTCACGGGCACGTTTATGCCCGGCAGCGGCCGACGGGCCTGCGCGAAAGGGGAAAAACCGGCCGCTGCCGGGGTTTGTGGGTTACGGCGCGAACACACCGTCATCGAGGTAGTGGTAAGCCTTCTGGCCGGTCGCGTCCTTGAAGGCATCGATCACGACCTGGAAACCATTCAGCTCGCCGGCCACATGGGGGCGCTGGGTGACTTCGCTGATCTTCGCGTTCGGCAGGACGATCCGGTGCTTGCGACCGCCGTCGGCCATGTCGATGATCCAGCTGCGCAGCGGCAGCACCTTGCCGTTCTCGGTGACCTTGATCAGGGTGCCCGTCGATGCGGTCGGCGCCGTGACGACGACGTTGCTTTCGCCGTAGATCTCCTTGAGCACGTCGGCGTCCCAGGCCGCGTACAGGGTGAAGCCGTAGCGGACGCTGTGACCGGTCTGCAACTGGGCAATGTCGTCGGCATTCCAGTCCTTGATGGCATTCACGCTGCGCTCACCCTGCGGTTCGATGCCGTCCTCGGAGACGTAGCCGAGGGCCTTGAACGCAGCATCGGGGGCCGCCGCCGCAGTGGTCGGCAGGGTGGTGCCGAGCGGCGCGACAAGGATGCCGCCGGTGACGGTGTTGTAGGTGCCTGCACCGATCTTCTGGACAGATGGCAGAGCCATGATGTTGTCTCCCTTGGGATTTGCGCAGGCCCTGGGGAGTTGAGTTGTTGAGTTGTCGACCCGAGCGGGAAGCTAGGTCAGTTCCTCGCCGCGTACGTGCAGCTCTGCGCTGACGAGGTAGCGGGGGGTGTTTGTGTCGGGGTCAGGGATGAACGCGATCCCTAGATCGATGACCTTGTTGACCCACACGGGGCCGATGTAGCCGGGTGCCGTAGCACGGATCAACGCTCGAACGATGCGGGCAAGGTCAGCTGCGCCGGCGCCGATGCTGTCCCAGCATTCGGCGACGATGCGCGGCCTGTCGGTAACCAAATTGGAAGTCGATCCGCCGACGCGAACCAGGCGCACGAACCTCTTCGGCCTGGTCGAGGGCACCGCGATCACGACCGGAACGAGGACATTGCGGGCGGCAAGCTCCGTGGTCAGGTGATTGGCAAGAGCGATCTCGATGTCTGCGAAGCTGATTGGTTCGCTCATGACTCACGCATCGCATCGACGACCGGACCCAACAGTGTGTGGTCACGGGCATTGGCGTGACGTGCGCGGATGGTCGCGGCGATAACGGCGGCACGTGCACGCGTCGGGCGGTCACCCGCACGCGCGACGAACCCGTCACCAGCGGCGTTGGCGCCCTTCTTCGCGAGTTCGTAGAGCGCCTTCTTCACCCCTTCCAACCGGCGGATCTGGGCGAAAGCTTCGATGTTCCAGTCGATTCGAGGTTGTCCCGCAGCCATCAGCCCACCGCCTTTCGAAGCGCGACCAAGCCGCCGGGTTGGAAACCGAAGGGGCCGTAGTTGTAGTCCCGCACCCCGCCGCTGACCTCGAATCTCCCTGCTGGTCCAGCGGGTAGATCGATCAGGCTGCCATCGGTTGGTGCGAAGTCCGGTGGGGCGAGCAGCACCACGTCGATGTTCACGCGGTCGGGATGTCCCGCGACGAACGGATCGTCTATCGCGGGCGTGTACCAGCCATAGACGGGCACTTCGGTACCAGGCTGGTCGGCGGGTGGCGTGTAGATCGCCGGGTTACGGTGCGGGTCCGGACCGCCGGGCGTTCGTTCGTGGTACCTGACGGTCCACGGTGTCGGCAGGAAGCTCACGATGCCCGCTCCCAATCCCAGTAGGGCAGACCAGTTCCCGCGGTTTCAGCGATCGGATTGACCGTGAATGCGCGGCGCCGGGCACCACCAGGAGACAACTGCCGTCGTTCCGTGGCGGTCAGATAGAGGTTGCCCATCGGATTCGAGTACGACGTCTGATGTGTGTACGGGCCGCCGACCTTCATTTCAGAGGAGACCCCGTCACCGCCGCTGGTCCCGCCGATCATTGCCCGCTTCACCGCAGTGATCGAAATAAACTGCGGCACTGTGGGATCGAGTGCATCCGCAGGACGCGGGTCGTCGTCGAAGCTGGCGATGCGGTCGTCGATATCGGACCACTCGTTTCGGATCAACGCCGCCACGTAGCCGAGGAGGACGGTCGCCCGTTCCTCCTCGGCTTCCGACAGGGGATGCCAGAACGCTTCCAGCTGAGCTGGTGTCGCGAAGTCAGCCATTGCGCCCCCTCACGGTCACGCTGCGGGGTCCGGGTCGGGCTTGTCGGCCTTGACCTCGGTGATCCCGTAGTCGTCGATCTTGCGCAGCCGAGCGGCGATCTTGGCGTCGCTGGTCTCGAACCGGTAGGTGCGGACCGTGACGCCGTTGACGAGGCTGGATGATGCGCTGTCGAGCACGAACTTTGCCCACGGATTCGTGCCGTCCTCGGAGAATTCCACGCCGTGGGTCGCGTGGAAGACATAGCGAGCCATCAGATCAGGTCAAGTCCTTGATCAGGCCGTGGTACAGCTCGGGGCCGTACTGAAGGCCGACCTCGCCGTACACTTGGTACTTGTCCGATGCGCCGGTCTTGGCCAGCGGCTCGACGAACAGGTTGCCCTTGCCAGGGTGCGTCAGGAACACCGGGTGGCACACCGAGAGGTCGATGATGCCGACCTGGCCGGCGGGGAACCAGCGGTTGACCATGACGCCGAAGGTGCCGAAGTCGGTGACCAGGGTGTCGATCGAGACACCACCGATGTTGCGGGTCTGGGTCGGCTGGTTCAGTGTGGCCGCGGCGTAGAGGTTCGACAGGGCGATCTTCTGCGCGGGACCGACCATCAGCACGGTCGACGCCTGATTGAGGGTCGCGCCGTTGGTGAACATGTCCTTGAGCGCGTTGTCGATGATCGCCTTGGTCAGCGCGCGGCCGGTGCCGCCGTTGGCGAACACGTTGGTGGTGATCGCGGTCAGGATGCCGCGAGTGGTTCGCGGGGTCGCGTTGTTGGCGGGCTTGGCGTAAACACCGGACAGGAAAGACTTTTCGATGTCGACCGCGATCTTGCGCAGCTTGAGGTTGATCTGATGCGCCAGCTCATCGCGAACGGGGTTGGTCTCCTCGTTGTTGATGCCGCCGTGCAGGCCCACCGCCGACTGCTTCGTGTAGCTGACCTCGATCGCCTCCTGGTGGATCTCCACCACGTTGGAGACGTTCGAGCGCGAGACACCCGAGGCGGTCGGCGCGGCAGCACCCTCGACCTTCGCGTTGTTCGCGCTGGTCGACTCCAGATCCTCGGTCTGCCACTCGAACTCGACGGAGTTGGTGACCAAGCCGCCACCCAGGCCGCCGATGGCGGACAGGAACGGGGTCTCGGAGGGGGCGACGCTGAACAGCTCGCCGGTGTAATTCGGCAGGTTGAAAACGGTGCCCTGCCCGGAAACTGTAGCCATCTTTTAGCTACTCCTTTGATGTGGGTTGGGGCAGGTCAAATGCCCTGCCTACTACTGGGTTGGCCGCAGCTTCAGCAGCTGGTCGGCCTTGACCGCACCCGCGGTTTTCCAGTCGCCCTGACGCTCGCTTTCGCTTGCGCGCTGAGACGGTGTCAACGACGGATTGCCGGACTGGCCCTGCGCCGGGTTGGGGCGCATGCCGGTCGGTGCCTGCACACGCGCGAGATACGGTTCCCGCTGCAACAGGTCGTCGAGATCGGACTTGAGCCGGGCGGAATCGATGTCGCCCTGGTCGTCGACGTAGCCGGACAGGTCGCCGAGCAACGTGACCGCGACGGTCGGGTTCGCGAAGTCCGAAGCAAGGGACTTGGCCTCGCCTACCACCGCGCGATTGCGGAAGCTATCGGCCTGCGCTGCAAGGCGTTTCGCCTCATCCTGCGCGCGTTCGAGTTCGGTTTTCGCCTGCTCTTGCAGTTCGTCGAACTGCCGGGCCTTGTCGGCGTTGGCCTTCGACCGGGATTCCCAGTCGCGGGCCTTGTTCTTCCAGAACTCGACGGTCTCGGCGGGTTTCGGTGCCGCGTCAGTGTCGCTGGCAGTGGTCGGCTCGGCAGGCGTCGAATCCGTGGGCTGGACGTCGGTCGGTTGCGGGTTGGTGGTTTCGTCAGACATGACTGTTGATCTCCCGTTTCGGGAACTGTCCGCCGCCGTTTCGGTGGCGGGTGGTCTTATCGAAGGCCCTGCTGCTCACGCAGCTTGGCGAGAATCTTCTTCAGGTCGGGGGAGTGCGCGGCGTCTCTCGCGTCGGAGTAGATGTCGTAGAGGGCTTCCGGGTCGTAGTGCTCCGGGTAGTCCTCGTCTTCGTCCCAGACCGGGATGGCCTGGCAGTCGCACGCGTCGTGGTACGACTCGCCCAATGCGCGCTTACCGCGCGTCCGTCCACGGCGCCCGATCACCGACACTGCGGCAGCGCGTGAGGTGTAGACCGCGCCGCGTGACGCCATCACCAGACAGAACGCGCACGTCACTTCACCGGTCGGCACACGCGCCCACCGGGCGTCAGCAGGGTCGCGCTCGACCGATTCAACGATGGTGTCGCGGGCAGGCTGCATGATGAGCCGCTGCGACGAACGGGTGAGTCGACTCAGGATCTCGTCGGGAGTCGGCTCCTCAAGTTCGGGCGTATCGCCCTCGACGTCATCCGCGTCTTCCGACTCGGGCACGTCCTCGAAGAAGTCGGGATCTACCTGCGATGACGTTCGGTCCGACTCAGGTCGCGAATCGTCGGAAGCATCGGTGACGATGTCGTCCTCATCCGCGTCGTCTGGCGTCCACAACTCGGCGTCGCTCTCGGGCGGCGTCCACAATCGCGCTCGCGGTTCGGTTGCCCACCTGACGACCGCGCGCGCCTGCTCGACCGGTATCGGCTCAGCGACAGTCGCCCTGAATCCACGCCGCGCGCGGGATTGCGCTCGCATGTCGTCGTAGAAGTCTGCGGCGGTCGACGCTGCTGCACGACCAGCCGATCGGATCAGCTCGGTATAGTAATTCGAAACCTGGTCCGGGCCGGGTGCGGTCGCCATGAACCGCGCGAGTTGCGATGTAGCCAGAACGACGATCGCGTTCGTTGCAGCCGAGTACTCCTCGACCTCAGCCGTGGTCGCCATCAGGCCGCCGACTGCTCAGGCGGCAACTCCGGTTCAGGTGCGAGAGCGCCAATCAGGTCCGCGAGCTCTCGACGACCACGCGCCGCGCGGCGATCAGCACTGATGCGTTCCCGCTCCAACGCCGAATACCCGACACGCTCCAACGCCACTTCCGACTCGGGCGGAATCATCTTCGCCTGAATCTGTTTGACCACAGCGTCGGTATCCGCGGCAGGGGTCGGAATACCCGTTGGCGCCCAATCGGTTTCCATCCGGTCCGCATCCGGCGGAAGCTCGCCATCACGGATGAAGAGCGCAATGCGCTGCACTTCCTCCCAGCGGCCCCCGAAGCTGGTCGTCTTCTCGTCTGCGCGAGTCTTCAACCTGAAGTCAGAAATTCGGATTGCGTCCGCTGAGGCAGGGTTGCCGTCCGACAGGATGCCGAGGAACTGAGGCGGCACCCCAGTCAGGGCCGACATCTGCCGGACGTCCAAATCGTGCAACTTCGTGAACGGCTCCGGGCTCACCGCATCGAAAGTTCCGACCTGGGGAAGGTTCCCGTGCTCGTCGGCTTCCAACGCGAGAAAGCGGCCAATGTAGGTTTGCCACGCGGTCCTCTGCTCACCATCAGCGTTTTGGAACGCCGACTCGGCAGCAGCAATGATGTACCGGGGCGGAGCCGCGTTGATCTCCCGCGAAACCTCCATCGCGACCATGTTGCGGGCCGCACGATCGACAGTATTCCGCCACGCAAGGGTGATCTCAGATCTGCCATTCCGCTGTCGAACACGCGGCCTGTTCACCAGTTGCACCACGGGCAGCATCGGCAAGCCATGGTCGTCGCGATCCGTGACCTGCCAGCCCTTTTCGCCGCGCACCATGTGAATGGTGGCGCCGATGATGTAGAGGACCGCGCGCTGGCGAAAGTAGTGCTCGCTGGTGGGATCGGTCTCGATGTACGTTTGCAGGGCCGCCGTAGCCGCACGCCGCCGCGGATCCCAATGCACGATCATGTCCAATGGCGACTCGATCGTGATGACCGGTTGACCGCCACCCTCTCGCGTCCCAATGACGATCGGGCAACGCCCGTAGACCATCGCATCGAGATGCGCCAGCGGTGACTCTTCGGCGAGGTTGTTCGCAGCCCAGATATCCCCCAAGTCGGCAACAATCGACGTCGATGATGGCAACCGGAAGCCTTGCACCTCCAGGCGCTCGTTGAGCGCGCCAACGCCTATCTCAGGCCAGCCGAGGACAGCGCGCAATCCATGCAGCTCAGGCGGAACCGCAATACCCAAATTGGTGATCGGCTCCATGCCTTCGAAGTACAGACCCGACATCAGCATGTCGGCCCGCTCGTCGAAAAGGCGACGCGCCAGGTGTGAAGCCAACGCCGCCTCATACGGCGACAGCGCTGCTTCCGTGTCCTTCACCATGAAGGTGAAGTCGGCCGCGGGTTCGGGTAGGGGTTGCAGAGGCGACAGCAGACTTGAGATATTCACTGGCAAGGCGCGTGCACCTCCTCATTCAATTCATGACGACGACTCGCCCCTTACCGGGCGGACGCTTCTTGGACTTGGGCCGGTTCAGCCACATGCGGCGCATCAGACGGGCGCCGACCGCGCACACCGCGGCGTCGATCTTGCGGGCGCTTTCGCGATGCTCTTTCGACAGCGAGATGCCGAACTTGCCTGGATTTCGCTTGGCGTTCTTCACATGCTTGGTCAGCAGCGGGTGTCCGTCATGCTGGAATAGTTCCTCGGCGATCTCGCTGATGAACCGCTCCGCCTCTTGCACGAACACGGCTGTGTGACTCGGGTTTCGCATGTCCCACGCGACCAGGTGACGGGAAGGTCCCGAATTGACGGCGGGAAGGTCCGACAGTTCGCGGGCGAAGTCCTCCGCCCATCTGTCGCAGTACGGTTCCCAGTAGCGTTCGCCGGTCTCATCGTCGCGAGCGTTGGAAAGGTCAGCCCAAAAACCGACGACGTTGTACGCTTCGAACGCTTGCCGCACACGCCGGTCGACGACGTCGCGGTTGATCTTCCAGTCGGGCAGGCTGCGAGGAGGACGCTCCCAGATACCGAGTGTGAACACGTAGCCGTCGCTGATGCGGCAGCCAATCAGAGCGGTAGCGTCATCCGACTTGGACCCGTCGAAGAACATGACGACCTGGTCAGCCGCTGAAACCTCCAGCGGCACAGCCATATTCGCCCAGCACTCGGGATACTGCATCCAATCGTCTTCAGCGGCGAGGATCTGATTAAACCATTTCCGCCTGGACTCACTCGCAGTGTTCGACGGGTTGAGAATCGACTTGATGATCATCGACTTCGGTCGGGCATCCAGCCAAACCGAGTCACCACGAATCGCACGCACCACATGTGGTGCGTCCTCAACTGTGAGCGGAGCTTCTGGCGGCGCCTCCAAACTGTCGTACAACAGCCCGAGATCGGCGATAGCCAGATCAGGATTCGCAACGCTTTGGTCGTAGGCTTCCCTCATCTGCCGCCCGACTGACTCCTCATTCGTGCGGTACGCGTTACAGATGTCGAGAGATCGAGCGGCGGTCGCACTCTTCGCAACGTTGCCGTCGAGTGCAGCCGCCATCTGAAAGCCACGGTTCTGTTTCTGCCAATTCTGAGTTTCGTTGCGGATCACCAGCGTCGGGCGCCCGCCTTCGATCGACAACGGATTGCTCGTGACGGCCTGAATCCGGCGGGTTCCGCCCAGGCCGTAGACATCGAACCCATTGATCTGAATCCGATAGCGAGTGATGGCTTCTGCTGATACCAGGGTCTTGAACAGATCGAAAGTGTTTTCGGTCTGTTCCTGAGAGACGGCGACGATCTGAACCCATGCAGCGGGTTCCTCGCGGCCGACTGGTTCGCCGCTCGCATCCCAGTGGTCGAACGTGACCGGGGCGAAGCAGGCCGCCAACGCCAAACATGCTGCGACCGGATCCTTGCCGTGGCCCTTCATCCGCTGCAAAACCGCTGTGGGGTAGAGAAAGTCGCCCTCTTCGTCGACCGCGAAGAACCACAGGATGAAGCGGGCCTGCTCCATCGTGAATTGCCAGGGATCGCCGTCCTTATCGCGGAGCCAATGCCCGCACCATGCGAGCACACCCCAACCCAGGGTCCACTTCGGCAGCAGCCAGCCGGTTTCCTCGTCCCACTGCCACGTCGGGCCGATCTTGATCGGTTCCCACAGCAGGTCATTGGGCGGCTTGGTTATCGAGAGTTGATGCCGATACCAGTCGACGATCTGGGCATAGGCGTCATCAAGGCCACTGTCACGAGTCGCAGCGCGCCGCCTACGCGCCATCTCGCTTCCATCGCCGGTTCGCGAGGCTGCGCATCTGCGCAGAACGCTCCTCCGGAGAATCGCCGTCATCGCCCGACAACTTCAGGCGCTGCAACAGCGTCGACAGCACCGACCGATGTTGGCGCAACTCGCCAACCAGAGGATTGATCACCGTCTGTCCCTGGCTGCCAGTGATCAGCAGGTCTTCGTGTTCGAGCCGATCCGCCAGGGCGTCAATCAAATCGGCTTCGCGGCAAGCATCTTCGAGGATGCGCAGTTCGTCTGAACGCAACTCGTAATCGTTCGCGATGCCGAACCACAGGGCAGTGCCACTTGAACCCAACCCATCCGGGGCTGGGACAGGCATAGTCGCGTCAGGCGCAAAGTCAGAACTGGCCATGGGAACTCCCGTTTCGGGGGTGCGCCCACCTCCGTTGCGGCAGTGAGCTGGGTTGATCAGCCGAGGCCGATGAGCCCCAGCGCAGTCAGATCCGCGAGATGCGGCACCGAGCCCTTGAAAGGCAGACCGGTGAAAGTGATGTAGCGACCGACGCTGTACGCCTCGGTCGACAGGCCGTTCACGTTGCGCACACGGCCACGCCCTTCAGGTATCAGGCCCCACACGTGCAGGCCATCACCAGAGGGGGAGATCTCAATGTAGGTAGGCGGCAACGCAGCGAGGAAGGCACGCGCAGCCGCGGTCGGCACGCCATCGACCAGGCAGTGATCCAAGTCGATGCAACCGATGCCTTCGCCCACGACAAAGCCCTTGCGCTTCGCGCCGCGGACCTGCGCGAAGGGCGTCCAAGTCTCCGGGTCGGTGCTCGACGCCGGCGCACCGTCCAGCTGGACAGGCATCTTCGTGATCCGCCCGGCGCGTCGCACCGGCTTCCACAGCACCCAACGATCGCGCGACACCAGCTCAGCCGGAGGCTTTGGCTTCCGCGCACGATAAGCCTTCTGACGGCAGGCATTCGAGCAATACGACGCAGTGCGGCCACGGGCACGCATCGGTCCGAGCGGACCTCCGCACTGCTCGCAAACCCTGGTCGCCATGGCCCAAGCATACCAGCCGTGTTACGAATTACTGCGCCTGAACTGGGAATATGTTGAGCAACCCAATAGCCGGCGGAATCCATCGGCAAGCCCAAGTCTCTGACCTGGGCAAATGCTGGAGTCTCCGCACGCATAGGTCCGCCTGCTATGCCCCTGGGGCGAGCTGGGGGCCGGTAGGGGGTCATCCCCCCAGGGTGTTGCGACGTGGTTGCTGGCCGGGGTGTGTCTCCGGTGGCCGGCGACCGCGTTGGTGCCGGTCACGGAGTGCTGCAAGTCGTTCGGCTTCGCTCTTGGCGTCGTGGTGCGGCTTGCAGAGCGTTTGCCCGTTGTCGAGGATGGTTTTTCCGCCGCAGTAGACCGGTGTGATGTGGTCTGCCTCGACGTCTCCGGCGCCGGCGCGGCCTTGGTAGCCGCACTGCTGGCAACGGTATTCGTCCCGCTGGAGTACGGCGCGCGCCCATCGGCGGTGTGCGCTGGTGCTGGTCCGGCCGGATCCCCAGCGGCTCATGGGGTGTCGTCGGTGTCCCGGTTGGGCCAGTGCTGCGGATCGGTGGTCGTCAGCAGCCCTCGGTCTACGAGGGTGTCGACGATTCGTTCGGCCATCGCGTAGTGGCGTTCTTGGGGGACTTGGCCTAACTCGTCCTGGACGAGGCGTGTGGCGATGCACTCGATGGCGTCGTCTGCTGGCGTCGTGTCCTCGTCGCCCGGTGCAGGCTTGCCGTGCTCGGGGATGACCTTGACATCGTTGGTGAAGAACGTGACAGTCACCTGACGAAGTTCGCGTGGGTCGGCGAGCGCGTTGAAGGTGGGGCCTCCTTGGCTGATCAGCCAAGGGAATTCGGTGCCGTCGATGAACAGCTTTCGCTGTGCAAGATCGAGCGTCACGAGGTCGGGCAGGTGGGGCATTGGTGTCCGCCTAGGTGGTGAGGTGTCGGTCTATGTGGCCCGCGGGCGCATGACCGTGTGTTCAAGCTCTTTGGCGTAGGTGCGCCAGTAGATCCAGCCGAGGTAGGACCACGCGAAGGCGATCTGTCCGAGGCTGCCGCGTACTGCGTCGTAGGGCCAGGTGCCGTATGCGAGGCCGCTGCCGATCCACAGGACGAGGTTGAGCGTGCTGATGCCGGCGAGGATGGCGGCGCCGATGACGAGGGTTTGCACGCCCCAGGTTTGGCGCTTCCAGATCTGGTGGAAGCTTGGCCGCTGGGATGGTGTGACGGCGATCATTCGATGTCAACTTCGTAGTCGAATACGAGGACGCCGCGGGCGCCGGTTATGCCTGCGATGTCCTGTTCCTGCCATTGGCTTGTGCTGATCTCGCCGGGTTGGCAGCGGTCGAAGACGAGGAGGTATGGCGAGTTTGTGGCTTCGCCGAGGTGTGTCATGGGTAGTTCGACAACGCGCATTCGCATGGGTGAATCTGCCAAGGTGAGGAGTCCTGTTCGGTTGCGGTTCAGCCGATGTGGATGGCGACGTGGGCTGTGGTCGCGGCCTGTGCGGCTTCTTCGGTCTTCGGGTTGCCGCGTGGTCGTCGTGTGGCTTCGTGGGTGTCCTGCGCTGAGGTGGCTGCGTCGAGGACGGCTTCGTCGTTCTGCGGCTGTGTGCGGGTCATCAGGCGATCAGTTCAAGGATGGCGAGAATGACGCGGATGAAAAGTGTGACGGTGTCGAGGTCGACGCTCATTTGTGCGGTCCTTTGTAGAGGTTCACGCCGACTCGGGTGAGCAGGCGTTGTATGAGGTGGACGATGAGGGCGTCCAAGCGGTCTGGCAAACGCATTGTTCGCTCTGGTGTCTTGTCTTCTAGTCGTCTGAGTCGTCGTCGGTCAGGATTTCGATGGCGCCTATTGGATTGGCTGCCATTGCTGACCAGATGGCCGCGACGAGGTCGACGGTGGATATTTGGGGTGGCGGTGGGGTTTCTACTTCGATTTCGAAGAGCCATGCCTTGAGGCGAAAACGCAACCGGTTCCCCTTCCGTGCGGTCGGGCCGGGGCGGCTTACGCGGCCTTCAGTTGCCCTCTTGAGGCTTCTTCGATGATTTGTCCGCCCCAGACGCCAGTCATGTGCTCGCCGGTTTCGTTGGTGAGGGTCTGGTGATATTCGCGGCACATCGCTCGGAGGGGGCAGGCAAAGCAGAGGCCCTGGGCTTTCCGTAGTCGGGCTTTCTGGTCTGCTTTGGATTCGTTTTCGATCCGGTAGTCCCAGAGTGTGCCGTGGTTGGCGCGTGCCCATTGGTGGTGTTTGTCTTGCCGGCATATGGCGGTGGCCCAGCGGTCGCGGCGGCGGCGTGTGGTGATTGCGGAGGGCATCGCTGATCCTTTTTGCGCTGAGGCGCTGTGGTGGTCGGCGTTTGTTCTCACGCTACCGTCGGCGTCTAGTTGGGTTTTCCTGGCGACGCCAGAAAAAAGTTTAGTGATTCCGGTCACATGTGCCGTCCGGGAGCGCTAAACGCTCACCGGACGGCACATTCGGGCCGACTCAACGGAGTAATCCATCGAGTCGGCCGCCCTCCTCACCCAGGAGAATCAACCGCTTCAGTAAGACTGTCGGGCGGCGTATTGGAATGGCTCGAAGGCGCGAAAATAGCCGCTCTAGCAGCGGTGATGTGTGTACGCTGAGCCGAATTCGAACGTTGAATGCCCTCGGTGGTTCGCGGTGCCGCGTGTGTGCTTACCGGATTTTGGGTAGCGTCTGCCAAGGCGCTTTCTAATTGTATCAGAAGATTCTGACGACCCGGCGCTGTCAGCCGCGTTTTCGGCCTTCCGCTTCGACGGCGAGGACTTCTGAGACAAGGAATTTGGGGCGCCGGGGTTCGCCGCGGTTCGTGAGGCGACCTTTCGACGACCAGGCGTAAAGGGTCGCGGCAGGGATTCCCCAGAACTCGGCGATGTCGCGCGGGCTCAGGATTGCTTCAAGGGCTGCTTCGACGGCCTCGGGGGGCAGTTCGGTTGGGGCTATCCACCGTTGGCCGCATTGGCGGGCCATCTCGTCGAGCTTCGAGCATCGTTCGGGGTCGACAGCTCGGAGGGCGTTCCGGTAGGCGCGCGCGATCTCCCGCGCCCGCTCCAGGTTGTTGCGGTGTCCGGTCATGCCGCGGCCAGTGGATTGTTGAGCCTCGCGAAGTCGTCCTGCTCCCAGGTGTTTTGACAGCTTCGGCAGTGGATTCGGTGTTCGTGAATGTGGACGAAGAGGGTGCGGGCGGCGCAGACGTGGCACGTTTCGCCGTTGAGGTAGGACTTGGAAGCCTCGGTGAGGCCGAGGATGCTACGCGTCCGCCGGTGGTAGCCATCGAGGCGCAGCACCGCATCGACTCCGTCGAGGGCTTCACGCCCGAGGTGGTCGCCGCCGTCAGGGTGCGGCAGCAGCGCGGAGAAGACGTGGACGGGTTGGTCGATGAGTGTGCCGAGCCGCGTGGAAAGCGCTGTCACACAGCGCTCTACACGCCGCTGTGCATCGCGGGGGAGGTTGTCGTTGATGTCGGGGTCGAGTCGCAGCGCCCACCGGAACGTCTCGTCGTCGATCGCCGACATGAGTGCGTGGGCTTCGACGTTGATCGGGATGGATCGTCCAGGGGTTCGCCGGACCTTGGGCGCGCGGCGCCTGATGCCGGTGGGGTTGGTGGATGCTTCGGACAGCAGCCGGAAATCGTCTGGGAGGGAGCGGATTGCGGCGAAGCACGCTTCTTCGCATGGATGGCATAGGGTTCGGGGGCGTTCGACGCCGGCGGCGTGCCATTGGCCGTTGGGTGTGCGTGTGCGGCCTTGGCAGCGGCGTCCTTGCTGGCACTGGTGGTCTTCCATGCGCGCTCCGGTGGTGAGTTCAGGGAAGGGGGTCAGGCTGCGCGTTGGCAGATGTCGCAGTTCGCGACGTGTTCGGCGTGTTCGAGTTCGCGTGGCGGTAGGGGTACGTCGATGCGTCGGTAAATGATGTCGTGCAGGTCGACGTTGAAGGGCACCCAGTGCACTTTGCCGTATCCATTTGCGTGGACAATTCGGTAAGCGTCGATCTCGCGGGCGCAGGGGATGACGGTGCTGCCGCCGTGGTCGCCGTCAGCGACGATCCACACGCCTGTGAGGCTTGGGGGAGTGTTGTTCACGGCGTGTGCTCCTCATAGGCGCCGATGATCCATTTAGAGATGTTCTCGGAGATGCCGAGGCCAGCCAAATGGAAGGAGACTAGAAACCCTCCGAGTGTTCCGAGGGTTGTCGCGTAGTCTGCGGGTCCGGCGATGACCCAGTACCCGTATGCCACGTGGAATTGACCGGGAGCTGTCTCCTCGATGGTGAATGCCGTTTGCTTGCGGCCGTTGAGTACGGAGGCTTTCCAGCGCAGTCTCCAGAGTTCTGGCCAAGTCTCGTCGAGTGCGATGATTGGATCGCCGATGGCAGCGGCGCGCTGTACCGTGCTCCAGGCCGGTTCGGCAGCGCTAGCGATTTCTGTCATTTGGTTGTGTCCCCTTGGGTGGTGAGGCCAGGTTGCTGGGCGGTGACTTTCTCGCCGTGGCCGGTCAGATTCGGCTATTCCTGAAATGTCCTGGCACTATCTGATCTTAGTGAATTAGTCAAGTCCGAATTAGCGACTGCGGATTTGCCGAACCTCTCCGTGACACTTAGAGTCGAGGACGTCGTTAAGGATGCTGAACCCCAACGACGATTACCCCAACGGCGCCCCGGATCCTTCGCACGAGGATTCGGGGCGTCGTCGCGGTCCTCGCCCCTCTGGGATGTGAAATCGGGTGGCGCGGTCGGCGTGCTCGTTCTTATGATCGACGGATGTCAATCACGGGGATCGCCAGCGCGCGACACAAGCTCGCGCGGGCCATGCATCACATCGCTGATCTTGATGAACAGGTGGGTGCGTTCACGAAGGCCAATCCGATCGAGGTCCACGCCTTCTGGGAACCAAGCCAGACTCACCCCGGCGAAGTGGACTGCCACATGATCGCCCTGACCGAGCCCCCGGAGGTGCCGGAAGAGTGGTCGCTGATCACAGGTGATGCACTGACATGCATGCGTGCAGCTCTCGATCATTCCGTGTACCCGCATGCACGGCAGTTCCCGACGTTGACCGCGCGCACCAAACCCAACGGCGATCTGATCACGATCAGGCAGGCCCACTCCGCTGCGGTAACCGACGTGCTTGAGAGGAATCAGCCCTACCATTCGCAAGCGCCGCATCATCACGCGATTGCAGTTTTGGCGGCGCTCGTGAATACGGATAAGCATCGTCAGCTTCTCGTCACGAACGGGTTCGCAGCGCAGGTACTGATCAAGCAGTCAGATAAGTACGTCATTACCTATGAGGATCCACAACAAGGCGAAAGCCTCGCAAAAGGTGACGTCCTGACGCGATACAGGCTTAAGCCGACCGGTATTGGTGCCACTTCGTTCGAATACCACAAGTACTTGCAAACTGAGCCAGCTATCGACCTCCCAAACACGACTGACTATCGACCGCTGATACCGCTCCTGCGAGATATCCACAGTAGCGTCAGCGAAATCGTTGACAAACTCGCGGAGGCAGGACTCACCTAGCTCACGCTCTGCGTCATCAGATCTCGTCGCCTTCGGGGAAATGAACCCGCTCGGCATCGAGTAGCGTCGACGCCGCGTTGTATGCGGCGTCGTCGCCATGCAGCAATGGCATCACGTCCTCGGCGCGGAATATCGGCGGCTTGAGGTGTGGATACCTCCGTGCCCAGTACTCGACGACTCCGACGATCACCGGCCCTGCGCACGCAGGTGGCTCGACGCTCACGTGGCCACCCGCAATCGCACCTCGTCGTAGTATTCGGGGTCGGCGGGCATCCAGGGCAGATTGACCCCGTACTGCAACTTGGAAGGCCACTGTCGTTCCTCACGCGATCCGCGCCAGGACACGACATCGACCTTCTCGGCGCGGGCTTTGCCGGGGTCGTCCGGGGAACGGAGGAGCCCGAACCCGAACTCGCTCCACCGTAAGAAAACGCTGGATCCGATGGGTGCCATGTTGCGACGGCCATCCGAGTTGTTGGCTTTGCCTGCGTGCGCTTCGGTGAGGAGCGCGAAGCCATAACGTTCGCGGAGGCCGTCTATGACCCAGGTGATTTCGCGGGCAGGCTTCTCTTCGTTCGGGTTTTCGTGGTGCAACTTGTACAGCGGGCCGAGGAGCAGCAGGTCGGGGGCGAACGAAGAGATGGTGCGGTCGAGCCATGCCGTGTCGGCACCGGCAAGCAGGTCGATCCCAGCAGGCCGAGTCACGAGGGACATGTGGTCGTCCCAATCCATAGGCGACAAGCCCTTGTCGCGGCGGAGCTTGTCGACCTTCCCCATGATCGTGTTGAAGCGGCGGGCCGATTGCTGGGGGCTGTTCTCGCAGTCGATGACGAGGACGCGTGAGTGGTAGTTGCCGCTGCCGAGTTGGTGTCCGGTGAAAGGATGCAAGCTTGCGGCCAGAGTGCATGCGATCTGGCTGCAAGCCCAAGTTTTCCCGCCGCCTTCCATTCCCGTGAGCACGATGCGATCCATGCGTTCGAGCAGGCCGGGCACAAGCCAGTCATGATCGTGGGATACGGAATTGAGGAAGCTGGAGATCCCCATCAGTGGCTCGAACTCCAGTTCGCCCACGGCCCGCTCTGCTATGTCGAGTCCCCGCCTTGCGTCGCGGATGTGAGACAGGATGTCGCCCCGGTCCACTCCCGTCTCAAGTGAAGACTGGGTGCGTTGAGTGAGTCGTTCGCCCGTACCGTTGAGCGTCCGTGCCGCCGACAGGTTCTTGATCGTCTGTGCATAAGTGGACGCGGAGACCGCTTGCACGCCCGACATACCAAAGCAGTCGATGATGAAGTTCGGGGGGATTCTGCCGGGGACCAGGCCGCGGCTCCCGGCTTCGATGAGCACAGCTGTGGGATCGATAGTCTTGCCGGAGCGCATCATTCCGGCGATCACGGCAGCGATGTCGCGGGCCTTGCGGTCGAACCAGTCTTCGGCACCTACTGCAAGGAAGATGTCGCGGACCTGGTCGGGGGATTGCAAGGCGACAGCAATAAGGGAGTATTCGGTGGTGGTGTCATATCCGTTGCTCACGGTGTTACTCCTGCCAGAATCGACGGCGGCTGCCGCGGATGGTCTGTGTGATATGGCCGGGACGAATCCAGTCGTTATTCGCGGCATAGTGCGCGATGACGGCATCTATGGCCTCATCGTTGGTCCATTGGGCGTGGACGGCGGCGGCCAGCCACGCTGTGACCATGGCTTCGCCGACCTCGCGGCTGTCGTAGGTGCCAGCGAAGGTGAGTAGTGCTTCGATCTCGTCTCGGGTCATGACTAGGCGGCTCCGAGTCCAGGGGTGGGGCGGGGAGATTCGAGTTGCAGCGCGACCGAAGGATGGGTTGTGCGCTCGATGAGGCGATCGTTCAGTGCGCGGAGGGCTGCGGGGTCGCCTACTCGACTGGCGTTCTTGAGCGTTCGCTGATCGAGCTTCGTGAGGGCGGGAGCGGGCGGGTCGATCCACTGCTTCCAATGCCGGTCTTTCAGCCACCGTGCGAGCTGAGGAACGAACTGACGCTCGGGGGAGGCAAGCCGCTGCCTAGTCACGGGATCGGCCGCAAAGTTCCTGATGGCTTGCAAGAGCATGGGGAGGGGGACCAAACGCTTTTCAAGGGCAGCCTCGAAAACCTTCCGCCCTTCCTCGTAGCCGCCCGGCTGAGGATAGTCGTGGTACGCCTGGTCGTAGGGGTCGACGATCTCTGCCTGATGCGTCGCTTCGGTCACCGGGCCGACCGCAGCAACGAGCGGCAGTTGCGTGGGGAGTTCAGTACTTGGTTCAGTACTTGGTTTAGTAGTGGGATTGTATGAAGTCAGCTTCATACCCCTACGGCAGGATTCTTCATACCCCCCCGTAGGATTCTTCATACCCCCACGGCAGGATTCTTCATACCCATCGGCCGGAGGGGCAGAAGGATTCTGTTCATCACCGGCAGCGGCTTTCGCTTTCGCTTTGCGCTTGTCGGCCGCAGCCTTCTTGCGTGCGGCACGCTCCGCATTGTGCTTCTTCTTCGCCTCTTCATAGGTCTCGGTGCGGACCCAATGGATTGGGAGGTCGTAGACAATCGGCCGCTCATCGGAGGGAAGATGAGCGGTGGCCGCCTGACTCGGCGACTCAACGAGCAGGCCCGCATCCTTCAGTGCCTTTACGTGATTCGCGACGTTACGCTCTGAGCAGCTGAGGCCCCAGGCGATCCTGTAGAGCGCAGGCCACGCCCCACGTCCGTTCGCGTCCGCGAAATCCGCGAACTCGATGAGGACCGCCTGGGCTGCAACGCTCACCAGATTCTGGGGAATTTTCCAGCGAGCCCACTCCGTTGCTTGCCGGCTCACGCGGCGGCCTCCTTTGCCTCGTTGGTGTGAAACTGGTGGGCGTAACCGAACCGACGGCGAGTGAATTCGTCGTCGCTGAAGCTTCCGGTGAGCACGCGGGCGAGCGCCTGCTTAACCGTGTGTTCCTCAGAGGTTTTGGGCTCGCCGCGTTGGCTGCGAAAGTTTGGATGCAGCACGACATACGGGCGTCGCTGATCGTCATCGGGGACAATGAGATCCCCGATGTGACCTGCGCGAATGAATGGCGTAGCGGGGGACTTTCCGCTATCATTGGAGCTGAGCACGGCTCTCCTGGACATTCAGTTGTTCAACGGAATTGGTCTCCCGCGGTAGCGGCCGGGAGACTGGAATCTCGAAATGGTCTGGTGCGCGAGGGCAATCGCGCACCAGACCATTTCCTTGATTAGTTGTCGCTGTCGATGGCAAGCCACATCTCGTCGGACAGGTTGGGCGGGCTGCCTTCGTAGGCGAGGTGGCCCGCGTAGGCGATGAGTTCAGCGAGGTGCCGGGCGGTGCAGCCCGTAGCGATCTCTATCGTGATGCGCCGGTCGGCGTCGGTCTTGATCCGGGCCGCCAAATAGAAGGCGGTGCCGTCGATTTCAGTCGTCCGGCGTGGGCCTTCGGGGCGGTTGACGATGCTGATACCGGCGATCAAGATTTCATCTTCCGCGTGGATGCCGGGCGTCGGCATCTGGACGGTCGCGAAACCGGCTGCGTCGGTGCAGGGTGCAGTGGTGGCCATCGTGTGGTTTCTCCTGAGGAGGGGTGCGCGACTGCGCAAGGTGAGGGTGTGGACCGCGCTGCGTCGGCGCGAGTCCAGGTGTGGCGCTGCCGAGTCGGAATCGAAGAGGTGAAGCGGCAGCGTGAGATGTGGCGCGTTCCGCTAAGCGGCTTCGACCGGACGCGTCTTGGCGTAGGACTCCAACTCGTCGTGGTCGAAGAACACGCGCCCGCCGTCGACTCGGGCGATGATTTCGCCCCGTTCGCGGAGACGGTCGAGTTGCCGCGGGCTGATGGCCAGCAACGCCGCGGCTTCAGCCTTGCCGTAGCGAATGCGGGGGCGCTGGGTGCGGCTCGGGGGTTCGGTGAAGCGTGCGGCTATGGTGCGGCGCGGACGGGTCAGAGTAGGGTGCATTGTGGCGCCTCCGATAGGTGGGGTGCTGATCTCGCCAGCGGGGCGGCATCTGTCTTTGGTCGGATGGGATGCCGCCCCGTTTGCTGTTCATCTTCGCTTGGGTAACCGACACTTGCGGTGCCTGTCGTGGCCTGTCCGGTGTTGGCTTGCCGTGGCGATGCTGCAAGTATGCCAACCCCGTTGGCATTAGCGCAAGTGGTTTGGCCAAAGATATTGGCCTAAAATTAGCCGCATGGGCACAGACGGCGACACCGACGACCTTGATCGAGCGCTCGCTGAAGTCGCGCGCGCAAGGTTGCAGTTCGTGGCTGCTGAGGAGCATCTTCGGCAGGTCATGCTGGAGATGCTGCGCAGCGGGAAGCGCGGCGTACAGGCCGAACTGGTCCGCAGGACTGGATGGAGCCGCGAGTACCTGCGCCAGCTCGCGCGCGAGCACGGCCTGTAGGTCGCTGACCTTGAATTGCATCTTCTTGAGCACGACGTTGAACTTGTGGACGAACACCCGGTCCGACGACGGACCTCCTCGGCGATCTCCTTGACGCTCTTCTTCTCATCCGCGTTCAGTACGGCCAGGCGGCACGGACGATAGAACCATGTTCTGTGCGTGCGCGTAGGCGAGTCGTTGAACGCGCTTTCGCGTTTGCGTACCTACAGCGCACTGTTGATGATGTCGTTGTTGTGCAGGAACTTCTCAACTCCTCGACGATGCGGCGAGGATCAGCTTGTACGCGTGGTCGACGGCGCTGGCCGATTCCAGGGTCCGCGAGAAGTCCGCATGCTTAGCCTAGCTCCAGCAGTCCGTCCAGGTTGCCAAGCGCCTTACGGGCGAGCGACAGGTCGACGTGTGCATAGATGCGCTGTGCGGCAACGGAGGAGTGGCCCATCACCTGCATCCGGACGGACTCTTCGACGCCGAGTTCTTGCAGCAGCGTCGCGGTGGTGTGGCGCGCGTCGTGAAGGCGTACGTCCGGGACGCCCGCACGCTTCAGCGCCTCGTGCCACCAAGTATTGTCGTACTTTTGGGGGATGGGGTTGCCCTTCGCTGTCACCCACACCAGGCCGTATGGGTTGGGCGGGGCGGTCTTCTTGTACTCCGCGAGGATCGCGGCGAGCGGTACGGGCAGGGGGGTGAGCCGCTTCGAGCGCTCGGACTTCGGCCGCTTCAGCGCGAACTTTCGGTAGAGCGGACGGATTTCATAGCCTGGCGGCACGTCGAACCTGTCGGGGTCGTCGAGCGACGCGCCCGGTTTGGTCGCCATCGTCTGCAACTGCCAGCTGAGATCCACCGTGAGCGCGTCCAGGTCGAGGCGGGACCACTCCAAGCCCAACAACTCACCTTGCCGGGCGCCGAGCATGAACGCTGCCGCCCAGCGGGTGACCATCGGGTCGCCCGCCTCCATCGCGGCGAGCAGCACCTTGCGCGCGTCATTGGACTTGAGCGCTTGGCCGGACACCTTCGGCGCTGCCTTGGGTTTCGGGATGTACTCGACCGGGTTGGTGCGGACGCCGATGTTCTCCTTCTTCGCGTCTTCCATCGACTTGCGCCACACGAAGTGAGTCAACTGCACCATGCGCCCCGACCATCGCTCACCGACCCATTTCAGGTTGCCCCGTACGACTGCCGGCGTGACTGGCAGGGGCTTGGTCTTGCCGACGTAGGGCAGGATTTGGTTGTCGACGATCTGCTTATAGCCCTTGTACGTCTTCGGTTCGGTGTTGGGCTTAACGATTTCGTCAACCCAGTAGGTCAGCCATTTTTCGACGGTCATCTTGGCCTGTGGTGTGAACGTTCCCGATTCGATCTCCGTGCGCAGGGCGCGGAACTTCTGCATCGCGATTGCCTTGTCGGAACTCGATACGGTGGCGCGTCGGCTCTGTCCGTTCTCGTCTTCATATGTGACGGCACCGATCCAGAGGCTGTCTGCCTTGCGTTGGTAGAACGCGCCTTCGCCGCGGGGGCGGCGACGTTTTTTCGGTGGCAT